TGGTTAGATCTTTTGTAGTCTTAAGCAGTCCTATATGATCTATAACAACAATTGTTACTACGTTAGGATCCTCTGGTATGTATATCTTATTATACTCATCTAGCTGTTCAATCTTACCATGTTGTAACGCATAGTTCTTTAAATCTTTTGCTATACCCACTGGATTCTCTGGACCATCAATAATTGTAATGACATCATCCATTTGTTCCATGTAATTTCTTTGCATTAGAAACAAATCATGTTCATCTTTAGTCATCTTCTCTGTCCAACCCAATAGTTTGTTTATAGATATAATTACACCATAATCTAAAAATATCCTTCTACTAACCCACTTAGCCATCTTGTATGTTCTACTTCTTTCCATAGATCTATATACAATCTTTAGCTTTATGCCATTAGTATTTTTATTAGATATAAACCAATCATAGGGATTAAGAACAAACGCATCATCAATAAATGAAGTTTTACCAGATCCAGTGAGACCACCTACAAGAAAATACATACTCTTCCTAATTCCTATATAGCGATTTAGTCTATCAAAACCCATAGGAATTCCTTCATTTCTTCCAGATAGTCCTTTGGTCACTTCTTCATTTAATTTATCGAAACTCATAATTCTCTATTTCTTTTTTAACTTTATCAAGATATTTATTATAACCATTTTTGTTTAAAGGGTTATCTCTTGCAAAATCCACTGCTATTAATGCAGATTGTTTAGCTATCTCCTTAACTTCAACCATAGGTAGCTTATTACCTATTACACTGAGTATAGCTAATGTATTTATACTAATTAAGTATTTTGCTTTTTCTTCTGGTGTCATGATTTTTCTATTTCTTGTTTAACTTCATCCCAAAAATTAATATTGTCCATTATTCTTTTATGTTCAATATATAAAATATCAAATTCATACCCATTGATTATTTCATCTACTGCTATTAATGCACATTGTTTAGCTTTTTCTTTTTCCACTCCTGGACTGTATCTATCTGTTTCAGAATCAGTTCCATCAGCAAATTCTCTAAACTTATTAACTAATTCTTGTGCTTTTTCTTTTGGTGTCATAATAATTCTTTTTAAATTGTTCAAACCATTCTGGTATATCAGCTAATACAAAATCAGAATACTCAATTAAAGTTGCTTCTATTATCTGTTTAACTTCTTCTTCAGTATACATTCTTTTAGCTTGCCATTTAGCACCAGCTTTAAATCCATATATACCATCTGTGTACTCATATTCTTCAGCTTTTTCTTCAAGAGTGGTTTCTTGTTTTTCTTCTTTATACAATCCTAGATTCTCATCATCTCTCATCATATCAATGAGATGTTGTTTTTGTTCTTCTTTTTTCATTGTTCTATTTTTTAAATATCTGTTCCATGTTGTACATTATTAGATTCTTGTATTACAACACCTTCATTCATTAGTTCTATAAAGGGCTCATAGCTACGTTGAGTTAAATATGTTAAGCTATTCTGCATATATGATAGTTTATTGTTTCCTGTCTTTACAGACATTTCTTTCTTTTGTGTAACATCATATAGCAAAGCATTAATTAGTATAGATGCTGAATATTCTCCTTCAATCAATATCTTATCAAAAGCAAGCCTACATCCATCCCTATTTTGTCTTAGTGTTCTAGATCCAGTAAACTTCTTCCCTTTATGAGAGAATGTATCTGTTCCTGGAAACACTTTCCACCATTCTTCAAACTCTTCTGTAGCAGGCTTTCTTTTGATAATCTTGAGCTTTGTATCAGATTTGATATATTCTAACAATCCTACACCTATAGTGGTGATTTTATCATTTTCTGTTATCAATCCTCTACGAATTAATGAATTGTAGACACCACTAATTTTCATACTACCCTCACACAATGGACTTACATCATATTCAGCATCTATAAGAGATAACATATAGATCATATCTAGTGTATATCCTTTCTTAATCAATTCTTCAAAATGGAAGGGTGTTATGTTTAGTTTCATTTTCTTCTTTCTTTTCTTTTACCACTTCAATCTTAGCAGGTTTTCTGTTTATTGATTCATAATATTCAGCTTCAATTCTCATTTTTTCCTCTAACAAATATAATGAATCTTTAAGATATTCTCTCTCCCAATCCTCTTGTAATAAGTCTTTTGTGTGTCCCATAATTGTTATTTACTTAATAATTTTTGTAATTCAATTTTAGCATCAATTGTCTCAAGCTCTGAGTTTCCACCTATATGAAATTCAATTGTTTCATCCTCACTGATTCTTCTATATTCTTTCCAATCATATATAGTCACTTTGTGACCACCTAATGTAAGATTGTACCAATCAAAGTTGGTTTTATCTCTACCATCGTTAGTAGCTTCATCAGGTTCTCCTATCACCCTGATAAGATTGCTCACTGTTGTTTTTATTGTTGTTCCATGAAATGATGACATAATAATTAATTTAGTTAGTAAATAAAAAAGGGCTCCTTGTGAGAGCCCCATTAATAATTGGTTTGGTTAAAATTATAATATTCTAAGTCCAAATTGAAGATTGAACCATTCAAATGTGCTATTAGCTTTTCCTGTATTAAATTTAAATATCTTCTTTAATAAAGGAACTGCATATGCTTTAAATTCATCATGTTGTTCAGATGTCATTGTCCAAGTGTTATACCACTCTGGATCCTTAAGAGCATCTTGTACAGTTTTGCCAATCATTTGAAGTTGATATTCTATCAAATGATCACTTATAGTCATTCTATTAATCTTTTTCTTCATAATTTATTAATTAAACATACTGATTTGATTAGGTATCACTACTATCTTACGAGTTTTTCCACCTAATTGTATTTTACTAATAATGTTCTCAGCTTTTTCTATATAATAACTGTAATTAACATTAGATGTAGAATATTCTTTAGGTAAATAGTTACACACTGTACACAGCCATTCACCAGCTTCTATTTGACTTACAGCAGCAGCATTAGTTTCACATTCAGGATTCTTTATTTTTAGTATTTTCTCTCCTTTAGTAGAAACATAATAACGAATTAGCTTATTGTAAACATGTTTCCCACCTTCTTTACTGTGTCCTTCATAATGGAAGTTTCTACTTGCTTTTTGACGAAGAGCAAAATCATAAATGTTTTCATGATGTTTAATTGTTTCTTCTACAGGTATGTTATTAATATACCATTGTTCTAAAGCAATAGGTACAATCCTGGCACTCTTGTTCTTATGTAATTCAAAATCTGTAAGGAAATCACCTTTCTTCTTTATCTCTCCATTTGTCTTAATAGCTAAATAGTCATTCACTGTAGAGAATATAATCTTTGAATAGTCTGTACGTTCTAGCTCATATGTAGTGAGTTGCATCCACCAATCATTAATTGCATTCATTAATTCCAGATGTGTTTTCTTTATTCTAACAGTGACACCATCTGTATTAGCACTAATAACATGAATACCATTCAGCTCATATTGTTCAATAAGCATCATTAAACTTAGTTCACCTGTAATAGTGGTGAACATAGTGAGTTGTCTATCATATATCCAGTTCAACATATCACTTGATTTACCATAAACACTATTAACAGCAAGCTTTAGTGCTCCTACAATACCAGCTATCTTCTTATCTGTTTTAGCTAGAGGTTTAAGCTCAAGTCTTTTATCAAACATTTGCTTATACCCACGTAGGAATTCTTTACCTAAATGAGCAGGGTATTTACCATTATTGATAATAATAGCTGGATAATAAGAACTAACGTCCCAATCAATAATTTCATACTCATCATCAGCTTCAAATATCTTAGGCTTATTCTCTGTATGCAATCCACCCTTCATGAATGAATATGTATTATCATAAAATTGTATTTCTTCCTTGAAATCATCAGCCATTGATAATGACATCTGTTGTATTTTCTTTAAGAAAGCTTTAAGTTCAGGTGTAATGAATGTTACATATTTAGCTATGCAGTTCTTCACCTTTATATCACTCCTAAACATTCCTTTCTTTGGAAGTTCATTGTATTTAATATTCTTCTCCTGGCAATAGTATTTCTTAATCATCTCATCACCTATCTTACTATCTGAATAGTTAAGACATGGAATACCAAACTCTGTTTCTATATCCTGTCTTAGTTCTATTTGATTGTTTTCTTTGTATAAAGGATGTTCACATTCACCAATTGTTATTTTATAGAATTCATATGTAGCCATTACATCATTCTTACAATACTCTCTAGTAAGAAAACATT